CCAATTAACAGGCGACCGCTGGAATCCCATCTCCCTCGATGTTGTCCATCACAAGAAAAACCAATCTCATTATCAGCAGGTTGGTAAATCCCTGAGTTTGCGTCTCCATTGAATCGATAACTTGGAGTTCCAGCACTACCATCAGCACTAACGACTTCTGAAAATTCTCCATCAAGTCGTCGAAGCTCTATCCAGGCGTCGTTGGCGGCATTCCTAATTTTTAACTGGCTAGCGTTAGTGTCCGCCCAGAACATAAATGCTGCAGTAGTTCCAGGGCTTGTAGCATTACTATTCATTGTCTGAATAGCACTTAAAGCATTATTTAAATCGCTTCTAAACGAGCTTCCAGACTGGTTGGCTAAATTATAATCGTGAGTTGCCATGAGTCAGTGATTGCGAGGGATTTGAGGGCTATTTAATGATGCCTAAGAAGCTAAGATTCTTCGGCTCCATATCCAACAGCTTGGTATTTGAAGTTTTTATCAATAGCCGAGCCTGAACTGTTGCGGAAAATGATAGAGAACCCAGTACGTGATTCGCTACTGATCACATAATAGTCACCACTGCTCAAATTCAAAGCAGTAATGCCAATGCTTGGAGTCTGGTAAAACGCTTTTGAATATGTAACTGCTTTACTACCCGCGCCAGAGGCAATTGTTAAGCTCTCCTCTGTCCTGCTCAACAACTGCAGTGTGTATCCCAATTCATCCACGATTGGAGTTTGATCCTCAACATCAGCACTCATCTCTACTTTGAACTGGAACAATCGACCCGTATAACGGCCTGAATACATAGGTTGCCAATCTGAAAAATCAACATCCATTTCCTGTTGTATTCTGTCTGAATCTTCTGTTAATAAATTATCACTATCCTCGGTATCAATATTGTCACTGGTTACTGCTACATCTGCCTTTCTAAAGTACATGCTTGCAGTTGTATCGTCTGGAAGTGTTCCATCAAAATCTGTCCAACGATCCAAGTTTGTCTCTCGTGCATCAATAGTATCGCTAGGAATAAGTCCTCTACTTTTTAAGCGACGATAAAATTCAATACTAAATTTTCCGCCAAGATCAATAGTATCAGTAAAGAAATATCTACCGGAAGTAAACCTTGTTCCTAAAAAGTCAATATTTTGAGTCCAGTCATCTATATCGTCTGTCTCATCATCCCAAAGGTCTTGACCATCTAAAACTAAACCATCAAATTCACTAGAATAAAAAACTTGGTTTTTCTGCCCTTGGAAAGGTGGTGATGCTGTATCTTCCCTTTTAACTTGTATATTTAATCTTGGAAGATCATCAGGCAAAGAGACAACAACTGATCCCGCACTTCCACTGCGCAATCCATTCTCATCTTCAAATTTGACTAAATATTCCCCTTCCATAAGAGGAAAATTAATACTTCTTGAACTAGCTTTCGTTTCACCCAGTTTCGTTGCTGCACTCCAAGACCCAGAGCCATCTGTGACGGGCGTATGTCTAATGATGGCTTTCCAATAATCTGTGTTATACCCAGTACCTGATATTTCCCAACTCAACAGAACATTGTCTCCATTAACAGCCACTTGAACATTTGTGGGATCTAGCGGCGGTGTAATTATCTCTTCATCTTGATCATCAACTCCTTCTTCTGGGATTGTATAAGTGGCTGTAGCCCAAGCTGATTTTTTGTCTGAAGTTACAGATCCAACCGATCTAACTTCAAAAGTAAGAACGCCTCCACTTTGTAATCCATCCATCTCATGAGATGGTGATGTGATTGTCGATATATTGTAATTTCCCTCTCCTATCTTCCATCGAATATCGTATGCAGTAACAAAACCAGAAGTCGGCTGTCTCCAAGAAGCCACTGTCCTATTGACGTTATTATTGTTAATTCTTATTCTCTTACTAATAATAGTTAAATCAGTCGGAACAGTAGGAGAATCATCAAACGTAGTGACATCTAAATATTCTAAATCTTCGCCTTCATCTACTGCATCATATAAAGTATCATTAAATATGACAGCATTAATTGTATAAGTACCCCCTGCATCCTCTTTAACTTCTAATATTCTAAATTTTTGCTCTTCAACGCTGTCTGTGGTAATTGACCAAATTGCATTATTAGCAGGCGCACTTGTAAAAGAAGTTCCAACGGTAATTGTTTTATCACTAACGCTATTTATTGCTCTTTTTTCATATGTACCATTTTTTAAAATTGTTGATATCTCAGGATTATCGCCAGCTGGTAATGTAATAGTCTGATCAGCTGTTATTGATGATGTTGTCGCTGAATTAATCCGTCCAGACAATCTTGATCCAGCCCGTAATTCATCAGCAATCGCTATAACTTCACCTGGCTTGCAAACACCTCCATCAAGTCCGGTTGTGAAACTAACCACCTCTCCGTTTAATTTTTCAGTGTTAAGTATCCAACGACCCAGGCGTTGCGCTTGATATTTTGAGGTCGTTCCAAAAGCAATTAGATCTCTTGTCTGATATCCATATTTAGAAATGAGACTTGCATCTTCTATAACAACCAAGTTTCTTCGATAAAAATTCTGTGGATCGTTATATGCAACTCTTATCGATGTACTTCTTACTTTTAAGGATGAGCCGGAATAATTAAAAACACCTCCAACAACATTGCTATTTGTATATAAATGAACGGGATCTGTATCAGAACCATCTAATTGACCATGATCGGCGTTAATTTGAACAATATCTGAATACCAATATGTAAAACCTCTGAAGATACTTGCAAGATCTTTTAAAACTGAATAGGCATCGGCTTGATTGCCAATAACCGTATTAATTGCAAATCGTGCCTCTTTTGATCCGTCAGGATTAGTAACTTGTTGATTTGCGTATTGAATTAATGGATATAAATCAACCCAGCTTAAGTTAGCTGCCTCAACATAATCACCACTTCCATATCTTTTATTTAATAAAAGGTTTCGAAACGCACAAACTGGACAAGTAGTCCATTCAATTCTAGATGTACCGTTGAAAGTCCCTTCAAATTTCAAGCTTCCATCATCTCTAGGAACAGCATTATGAGGTACTTCTATTTTTAAACCCTTTATTTTCCATGCTCTCGCAGGTACAGAAGAAAAAGCTTTCGTTGATAAACTCACAGCGCCCAATGCTGTGTAAGCATAACTCAATCGTTGGTTTTGAATTTCAAAAATTGAACTCCAGATCAAACTATTAGCTCTGCCACTAGCAAGAGAAATATCTTTATCTACATCTCTAAAATTTTTAAATTTAACCTCAAAATGATCCTCTCCAAGATCAACTTTTTCCACTTTAATGTTCCACGGTCCTGTCCCTTTTAATTCAATTCTCGGGGTTTTTATTTGATATCCACTTGTTGAAACTCCCGTCACTGTTCGTGTGTATTCTCTATTAAAAGCAGACCCTTGCGATTGAATGAAAACATCTATTCTTATACTGGCGTTAAACAATTGACCTTTGGCAAGGCCTTCAACGCTTGTGGAATATAAACGTGGAAGTGTAAATAATAATTCAATGCTATCAATTTCAGTATCTATTATGCTTCTTATAACTGTGCCAGGACCATAACTTCTTTTTAATACTCTACTATTTGCATTTAAGTCTTCAGAATAATTTTCTCCTACTTCTAAATTTACATTGGTTAGCGTAGATGCAAAACCTTTTGCTTGTGATACTTCTGACTGAGTTCTGCCTCCCAAACGAAAATCATAATTTACATCTGCTTTTTCGTAATTTCTAGTATTACCTGTCTTTATAGGAGTTTCATTTAAGAAGACTGAATTTTCTGCTTGCTCTAGTCCTTCAATTGGACCTTCCGCGATAACATCGACTAATTTTATTGTGCTTGTACTGTTTAAGGGCATCAGCCTACATGCCAAAGGCGACGGACTTTAAGACTTGCAGCTCGAGATCTAAAATCAATCATTTCAACTGTAACTTTCAATCCATTTTCTTCACTTTTTAGTGAATTATAATCAACTTGTTGAGCATAACCAAAAGTCTTTCCATCAGACAATAATAAAGCTTGAATTGTTGAAGTTATAGATCCAGTATCCACAAAACTTTCACCCTGCTTAACACTGCACTTAACTCTATAAGTTAAGTATCCATCAACTTTTGTTGTTCCAATACCTACGTCATCGTATAAATGACCGACTTCAAAACCTATTGCTAATTTCTTGCCTTCTTCGCTAGACATCACTGTGCTCCATGTCCACCCGCGAACATCTGGATTGATACTTACATTTAGCGGTTTGTAAAAGCCTGCACCAGTTCTTGTTGTAGGCACACCAGAAGCATCTTCCCAATTTCCCGTTACTTTTTCTCCACCAATTAAAACAGTGTCATTACCTGGCTCTCTTATATGTTGCAATAGCGGATCACTTTCATCTGTTACGTCAACTATGGCAGAAACAAGTCCTCCACCAGTTAATGCTGTTCCATAAACAACAGGGACAACTCCTCCTAAACCAACACTTGAAGCTGGACCAGCATACGCATAAGACTGAACTCCATCCGTCCCGCGAGTAACGTTTTGAGGTCCACCTGTTTGGCTGTTTTGGCCGTAGGTAAGACGATCACCAGCTCCACCGGCTCCACCAAAAGAACTCGGATCAAATGGCTCAGGCTGGGGAGAAATCATATTCGCAATTCCACCTAAGGCTAGTGCCACCCCTATGTTGCCTATTGAAACAGCAGCCATCCCTCCAATGATGCCTGCTCCTCCTGTACTACCTAGAAAACCTACACCTCCTATTGCGGCACTTGGACCAAGCATGATTGCGCCTGCTACAAGCGCTGCGCCAACAACTACTTTGCCGACATCTGAGGTTACAAAATCTCTGATGCCTCTACCCACAGCACTAACAGCTTTGCCTACAGCCCTGGCTACGCCACTGAACGCTCGACCAACTGCTCTAAAAAAACGGAAACTTCCGACAATGACAGGCGCGATAATAAATTCTTTCTCGCCTAATGGGAGATGTAGGTCTTCAAGTCCAATATCAACTCCCGCCTGCAAAACTTGAAAAACAACACCATAGTTATGCGCTACTTCTAAATACTTTTTAAAAGCTGGAATATTGATTGATAAAAGTCGAATTGCCTCCGCTGGTGAACGTAAATCGTAATAAACATGCTCTTCTCCAAACTTCTTTCCTAGCGGTCCGGCCAACCGAATCCGGTGAGTTGTCCTTGGCGCAGTCGCTACTGTCATCCAAAAATGCTAAGACCTTCTCATCTTAAT